GAAATACAATAGTTATTTTTTTATTTTATAAAAATAGAAAAAAGGAAGGTAAAACTATGAACGAAAAAGAATTAATTGAAAAAAGAAACGAAATCCAAGACAAAATGGAGAAAATACTAAATAAGGCTAAAGAAGAAAAAAGAGCCATGACAGAAGATGAAATAAAAAACTTTGATGATATGGAGAAAGAAATAAAGAACATAGATGCAACAATCGAAAGAGGAGAAATTGCAAATAAAATGGAACATAAAGAAGTTGTAGACAAAGGACTTACAGAGGAAGAAAAAGACATAAAGAATTTTGCAAGCTACATAAGAGCAGTTGCAGGAAAAATACAAAATGAGGCTACTCAACTTACAAAAGGAGATAACGGTGCTGTTATTCCTAAAACAATAGTTCAAAAGATTATAGAAAAAGTAGAAGATATATGCCCAATATATAAATTAGCAACAAAATATCCTATTGGAGGCACAATAAGCATTCCAAAAGAAGATGAAAGTTCTGATGCAATAACAGTAGCTTATGCAACTGAATTTACAGATCTAACAAGTCATTCATCAAAGACAGGTAGCATTGAATTAACTGGATATTTATATGGTGCCTTAACAAAAATATCTAAATCTTTATTAAAAAATACAGATTTCAAGTTAACTGAATATGTTATAAACAAAATGTCTAAGAAAATTGCAAAATTCTTAGAAGGAGAATTGTTAAACGGAACATCTGGAAAAGTTGCAGGTGTTATAGGTTCATACGATTCAACAAATATGAAAGTTACACTAGCTGCAAAATCTTCATTGAAAGCAGATGAATTGATAGACATTCAAGAGCTTGTACCAGATGTATATGCTACAGATGGAATTTGGGTAATGCATAAAAATACAAGAAAAGCTATAAGAAAATTGAAAGACGGTCAAGGCAATTACTTGTTAGAAAAAGACTCAAATGCAAGATGGGGTTATAGATTAATGGGAAATGATGTATATTGTTCAGATAATGTAAAACCAATAGGAACAGCATCAGTACCAGTAATAATGTTTGGAGATTTTTCAGGATTAGCTGTAAAAGAGTCTGAACAATCTGAAATTCAGATACTAAACGAATTATATGCAGCTCAACATGCAATAGGTGTAGTTGCTTGGGGAGAAGTAGATGCAAAGGTTGAAGATACACAAAAAATAGCCGTTGCAGTATCTGGTGCAACAGACCCAACAGCAAGTAAATAGACTTCCTAAAAAGGAGGACAAGCAATGAAAGTAAGTGAAATTACTGTAAATGATATTGCTAATTATTTGAGATTATCGGAGATTAGCGAAGAAGAGAAGAAAAATATTGAATTGTTTTTAAATATTGCTAGGAACTATATTGAAAATTATACAGGAATACCACAAAAGTCCGAAGATGAGAAGGCGGAAACGCTTGACACATATCCGGACTTTATCATTGTTGTTTATGTACTGTGTCAAGACATGTACGACAACAGAGTAATGTATGTTGATGGGAAAAACATCAATAATTCTATAAAAACTATTCTTGATATGCATACGAGGAATAATTTATGATAAATGCAGGCGATTACAATAAAAAAATATCTATATATCAAATTGAAGAGAAAGAGGATAATGACGGGTTCATTGCTAAAAAAAAGGTTATCGTTCTCGAAGCGTTTTCTAAAATAAAAACAACTAAAGGATATACTTTAATTGCAAATGGGTCTGATTTTGAAAAGGCTTATACTAATTTTACTATTAGATATTCAAAAAAAGTTGAAGAAGCATATTACAATTCAGATAGAAATGTATATGTGGAATACAAAGATAAGATCTATACTATTGAATATTTGAATAACATTGATGAAGCAAACATTGAGCTCGAAATGCAATGTAAAAGGGTTACAAAATAATGGCAAGTTTTAAAGAAGAATTACCAAATGATTTAATAAAAATGTTTGAAGAGTTAGATAAAGATAGTGAAAAAATGATGGGAGAAATGACAAAATCAGGAGCTGAAGTCGTTTATAAAAATGTTTTAAAAAATATGCCTAAAAGTTTAAAAAGTTCGGAAATTGTAAAATGCCTTAAGTTAACTAAGATATATAAAACTCAAAGCGATGATGGAATTAATACAAAAGTAGCTTTTTATGGATATTTTAAAAATAAAAGAGGAATAACGACTCCAGCACCACTTGTTGCGAATGTTTTTGAGCATGGAACATCGAAAATTCAGAAGAAACCGTTTATGAGACAATCATTTAAAAAGTCAGAGATAGAAGCAGAAATGAAAAAGGTTCAAGAAAGATACTTGCCAAAGGAGTAAAAGATGGAAAGTGAAATCAAAAAAATTTTGAATTTAGAAAATGTAGAGGTTGCACATTTAAGATACAAAGGCAACAAAAAAACTTACGTTGTCTGGACGATAATTGAAGATGAACCAAGTTCTTCAAGTGATGATGAAATAACAGACAGTGAAGTAACTGTTGATATAGATATTTATAGTGATAGCAATTATTTAGAAATAATGAGATTAATAAAAACTAAAATGAAGGAAAATGACTGGACGTGGGACGGAGATAGTCAAGAATTTTATGAAGAAGATACAAAACTATATCATAGAACATGTTCATTCAAGAAAGGAAGGTATATAAATGGCTAGTATTGGTCTAAGAACAGCTAAGTATAATCCCATAGATTATACAACTAAGAAATATAAGGAATTAAAGGACTCAAAAGTACCTGTTTTAGGTAGGCTTATTGATGCAAAAATATCTGAAGATAGAAATAGTACAAAATTATATGCAGATGATATAATTGCTGAAAAAGATACGTCATTCAAGGGAGGAACTGTAACAATAACAGTTGATAATGTTACAGATGAAACGTATGCAGAAGTGAAAGGGTGTACAATTACAGAAAAAGAAGTAACCGACAATTCAGAAGATATTGCACCTGAGATTGGCTATGGCCATATAGTTACCAAAATATATAAAGGCGTTAAGAGCTACAAAGTAGAGTTTTTACCACGTATTCAAATAACAAAGATTACTGCTGATAGAAAAACAAAAGGAGAGTCAATAGAATATAATACTGTATCTATTGAAGCATCAATAATGGAATTAGAAGAAGAAATTAACGGAATGAATATTGGGGATTGGAAGAAATCTGAAACGTTTGCAACGTTGGCAGAAGCACAGACATATCTAGATGGACTTTTAACACCATCAAAATAAAATAAGAGGCGGACTAGAGATAGTCTGCCTTTATAAATTGGGGAGAAAAAAATGATAGATATTATTAAACATATAGAATATAAGGGAGTAGTTTATCCTCTTGTATTTAATTTCAACGTGCTTGAGAAAATTCAAGAAAAGTATGAATCATACGAAAAATGGGGAGAGATGACTGACGGAAAAGAACATGAAGTAAATATTGGTGCTCTTAAGTTTGGAGTTACAGAGATGATAAATGAAGGAATAGACATTGAAAATGACGATACAGAGATAAAAAGGGAATTTGTAACGCCAAAACAAGTTGGAAGAATAATTACTGTTTTAGGAATAAAAAAATTAATAGATAAGGTTCAAGAAACAGTAGTTGAATCAACAAAAAATGAAGAAGTAGAAAAAAACGTGTAATCCACGAGGAAGAAGAATTTGTAATTGATTTCTCGTGGATACTGTATATCGGACATTGTTTATTAGGCTTTTCTGAAAAAGAAGTTGGAAGAATGACAATGTCGAAATTTTTAAGATTATATAGACATTATAAAATAAATTATGATTTTAGATTACAACAAACAACTTATGCAGAATTAGAAGAAAAAATTAATCATCAAGGAGAAATGTTTGTCGATGAATAAAATGGAAAAGATAAAATGCCCTCAGTGTGGACAAACTCTGATTTTTATAAATTACATTGATGGGGAAATAAAATGCACAAGATGCAAAAATAAAATACGAATACAAAAAGAAAAGAGTGAAGAACACGCACATACAGAGTTAGTGAAGTAGTTACTCAATACCTTTCTTTATTAAATAGAAAAATAAAGAAGGTGGAAGAATGGCATCAAGTTTTGGTGGAGCGGTAAAATTAACTGGTGAAAGTGAATATAGAAAAGCATTAAGAGATATTACATCAAATTTGAGAGAAGTTTCAAGTGAATTAAAATTAACAAACACACAGTTTGCTTCAGGAGATAAAACAGTAAAAGAAACTAAGACAGCATATACAAATATGAATAATACTGTGCAACAACAGAAAGAAAAAATCAACACTTTAAGAACAGCGTTGGCAGAAGCGGAAAAACAATACGGTTCTAACAATGAGAAAGTAAAGAATTTTAAAACTCAACTTAATAACGCTGAAAATCAGTTGATCCAGATGGAAAATGCGACCAATAAAAGTAATAAAGAATTAAAAAATATGAAGTCTGGATTTGATGATGCCGGACAAGGAGCACTTAAATTTGGAGATTTACTAAAAGCTAATGTATTAGGAGATTTTATTACAAGTGGATTAAAAACAGTTGCTGGAGCAGTTAAGCAATTAGGTTCAGTATTCTTAACAGTTGGAAAAGAAGCACTAGATAGTTATGCGGATTATGAACAGCTAGTTGGCGGTGTTGAGACATTGTTTAAAGATAGCTCAGGAATAGTTGAAAATTATGCAAATAATGCATACAAAACTGCAGGATTATCAGCAAACGATTATATGGAAACTGTTACATCATTCTCCGCAAGTTTACTTCAAAGCTTAGATGGAGACACAGCAAAAGTTGCAGAAGTAAGTAATATGGCAGTAACTGACATGGCAGATAATGCAAATAAAATGGGAACTGATATGTCAAGTATACAAAATGCATATCAAGGATTTGCAAAGCAAAACTATACAATGCTTGATAACTTAAAACTTGGTTATGGTGGAACAAAATCTGAAATGGAAAGACTTCTAAGTGATGCTCAAAAAATTTCAGGAGTGAAATATGATATAAGCAATTTAAATGATGTGTATCAAGCTATTCATGTTGTACAAGGAGAACTTGGAATAACAGGGACAACGGCTAAGGAAGCTAGTACAACAATTCAAGGCTCTGTTTCTGCAATGAAATCAGCTTGGCAAAACATGCTAACTGGGATTGCAGACGATAATGCGGATTTTGATGGACTTATCAATAATTTGGTAGATAGTATTGTTACTGCGGGGAAAAATATTTTACCAAGAGTAGAAACAATAATTGATGGCGTAATTGAATTAGTAATGAGCACAACAGAAATTATAATTGACGATCTACCACAAATAATAGAAACAGGAAGAGGTATGATTTCTGGATTGCTACAAGGAATACAAGAAATGCTTCCGGAATTAGCAAGTTCGGCCTTTTTAATTATACAAGAATTAGTAACATCTTTACTAGAATCATTACCACAACTATTACAGATGGGAATAGATTTGTTGACGGAATTAATAAATGGAATTTCACAAACTCTCCCACAATTAATACCAGTTATGGTTGAAGCTGTTGCTGGAATAGCGGAGACACTAATTGATAATATAGACACAATAGTTGATGCTGGAATAAATCTTATTATTGGACTAGCAGATGGACTGATTGCGGCACTGCCAAAGCTAATAGAAAGAGCTCCTGTAATAATTGATAAATTAGTAACAAAGCTGACAGATCCAGACATGATTGGAAGGATTATTCAAGCTGCAGGAAGATTAATAAGTGAATTGGCTATTGGATTAATACAGGCAATTCCGAAGCTTCTTGCAAATATACCTCAAATTATTAATTCTATTGCTAAAGGTTTACTAAATGGAATTGCGGACTTAAGAGATGTTGGAAAAAACCTCCTTAAGGGACTGTGGGAAGGCATGTCTGGAATTAAAGATTGGCTATGGGACAAAGTTAAGGGAATGCTTAATGGATTAACAGATAAAATAAAGGGATTTTTCGGTATTCATTCGCCATCAACTTTATTTAAGAATGAAATTGGAGAAAATCTTGCTTTAGGGTTAGGAGAAGGTTTTACAGATACAATGAAAAATGTGTCAAACGATATGCAAAATTTAATTCCTACCGAATTTGATATGAATACAACGGTTATTAGAACAGATGTAACAAGTCAATTAACGTTGGAGAATATAACAGGTGCTTTCGTAACAGCTGTTAAGAACTTAAATGCACAAGTAATAATTGATAAAGATGTAGCAGGAAGATTTGTTATCACATCCGTAAATAACAAATTCGGAGAAGTTATGTTGTAAAAGGAGATGAAAGAATGAAAGTAAGAAGGTTTTTATTAGAAAATGAAAAAGGTCAACAATTCAAACTAGACAACTTATCTGAAGGTTGTTTTCTTTCATCTCCTACAAATTTAGGTTATTCTTACTCCATTGATTTTGTACAACTAGGAAGTGATTTTATTGAAAATAACAGAAAAATACAACAGAAAAATCCTAGTGGAACATTATACTTTAAGTCGTATGATAAAGTTAAAGAATTTTGCGATTTTGTTGAGAGTTCTCAAAAGTTGAAGTGGATATACATTATTCCATTTGAAGCAGGAGAAAGGACATATTATAGAGATGTAAGCCTCGTTAAATTAGATAAGACTGAAAAATCGGGAAAATGGTTAGCTTGTCCTGTAGAATTTGCTGGACTATCTTTATGGTACGAACAGAATGAAACTATATTTAATATAGAGACTTTTGATAATGAGATGCGTTATCCATTTACTATTAACAGTAGATACATAAAATACAATACTCGTTCAATTCAGGTTCAAAATAGAGGACACATAGAGGCTCCGATTCAAGTTGTAATCGATGGATTCGTTAAAAATCCTTCAATTTCGATTTGGGTTGACAAAGAAGAATTTGCAAGTATTAAAATTCCTATTGTAATAGAAGAATACGAAAAATTTTTATATTCAAGTAAAACTGGCGAAATCTATATTCAAAAACAGAAAACAGATGGAACTCTCGAGAGCCTATGGAAAAAGGATTATATAGATATAAACAAACAGAACATTATTAAATTACCTGTAGGAGCTTCGGAAATTCGATTAACAGCAGACGATGATGTAGTAAATGCTAAATTGACAATATTTCCACAATATAAGGTGGTGTAAAAATGAATGTAAAAACAACTTTTGATAAAAAAATATATGAATTAACATATAATGAGCAAAGTGGATTTTACGAAGTTGAGCTTGAAGCTCCTGAGACAGGTGGAATTTACAATGCAGAAGTTTCATTTATAGATTTAATTGATAATACAGAGACTTATGCGAAAAAAATTCAAATTTGGGCAAAAGCAAAAATTGACAATACAATACAAGGAACTTTAGTTTATTTTTTAAGTAAAACAGACTTAAGTATAAAAGATGTGCTGGAATTTGAAGATTATGAATATGTGATTGATGAAGAAACAAACAAAAATACTATATTTAATATAGTTCAAGAAGTAAATGCAGAAAATGGAGATATAGTAATCTTACAAAGAAATGGTAAGGTAGATTATATTGGTATTGTTCAAGAAATTGAGAATGAAGATGGAGCAAAAGAAAGAAAAATAACTTTAAGATATATATCAAACATATTCGATAGAAAGATAATATTGGAAAATGCGGATTTAATAACTAAGACTGGCGTTGAAGATTTTATTGCAAAAGAAATTTATGATAATTTTACTAATTCAGATGATGATCTATTGAATATCAAATGGCTAGATGTAGAAGTTAAAACACATACGAAAATAACAAAATCTGTAGATAATGATAATGGAATATTTAATTTTCATACTTTTATTAATAACTGCAGCCAGAATTATAATATTGTTTTAGATTTCTCCTATGTAAGTGGAAAAATAAAATTGACAATATATAAGCAAGAAAATGTAGTTCAATTAATAGATACAACTATTGCAGATATAAGCAATTATGTTGAAAAATTTGAAACAAATGTTATTGCAAAGGTTGTGGTAAAGACAGATACAGAT